AATGCCATCAGTAACTCCACGAGTTGGTTCAGCCGCAATGGCAATGGTTACGATGAGAACTGAAAGTGATTATCTTGTAACAGGTTTTACACATGGTTTAGAGGTTCTTGATCTCTCACCGAAAATGAGATTAGATGATGTATGTAATAGAGTAGATAATCTTAATTTTGGAGCAACTGATTGTTCATTACCAATGCAATATGCACTTGAGAACAATCTCAAGTTCGACGCCTTCGTAGTTTATACGGATAGTGAAACTTGGGCAGGTAGATCACACCCAGTAGAGGTACTTCGTGATTATAGAAAGAAAACAGGAATCCCAGCAAAACTGATTGTGGTAGGGATGGAAGCAAATGATTTTACAATAGCAGACCCAGATGACGCTGGTATGTTAGATGTAGTAGGTTTTGATACGACAACACCCTCCGTGATGTCAGATTTTATCAAAGAAGATTTATAGTAACAAACAAGTAAATAAGGAAAGAAACAATGAATGAAGGTACAGTAAAGTGGTTCGACGCTAAAAAAGGATATGGTTTCATATCTGATACAGCGGAGGATAACTCTAAAGATTACTTTGTGCATTTCTCTGAAATTCAAACAGACGGCTTTAAGACTTTAGAAGAAGGTCAGAAAGTTACATTTGAAATTGGAGAAGGTCAAAAAGGTGAAGTTGCCAAGAATGTTAAAGCAACAAGTTAGTAAATCTAATTTAACATAAAAAGTTGTGTTGTTTTTGTAACAACTCAATATTTATATTTGTCAAGGGTTATACCAATGACAATTAACTAATAACAAATAAAAATAATAATAAGGAGATAACAAATGGATATTAACGCAGTGAAAAAGCGATTAGCTCAGTTACAAACTTCGTCTACTCGAACCACAAATCTGTGGAAACCACAACCAGGAAAAACACAAATTCGTATTATTCCGTATAAACTAAATTCAGATACTCCGTTTATTGAATTATTCTTTCATTATGATTTAGGAGGCAAATCTTATTTGTCCCCAACATCATTTGGTCGTCCAGACCCGATTGAAGAATTTGCCGATAAACTGAAACAATCTGGAAATCGTGAAGATTGGCGAATGGGTAAGAAACTCGAAGCAAAACTTCGTACTTTCGCACCAGTCGTGGTTCGTGGTGAAGAACAAGGTGGAACAAAGTTTTGGGGTTTTGGTAAAACAGTTTACCAAGAACTCTTATCTATCATAGCAGACCCTGATTATGGTGATATTAGTGATCCTATAAATGGTCGTGATGTTGTAGTTGAGTTTAAGACCGCAGAAGAAACAGGAGCATCGTTTCCTAAAACTTCTATTCGTGTTAAACCAAATCAAACTCCAATTACCGAAAACAAAGCCGTTTTAACTAACTTACTCGATGATCAAAAAGATATACGAGAAGTATATAATGAGTTAAGTTATGATGAACTGGCAGAAGCTTTAGGTGATTGGTTAAGTCCAGGTGAAGAGGAAGAAACAACTACCAAAACAGATACTAATGTTCCAGCATCTACATTAAAAAGTGCAGTAAGTAGCACTTCTAATGTAACGGACGCATTTGACGATTTGTTTAATAAGTAAATAAAGGAGAGACAATATGTCTGTAAAGGATGAACTTGCACAAGTTCTCGCCGATAGTCTTAATAAACAATTCAAGGATACAAAGGTAGCTTATTTTTTAGATGGTTCTAATGCTACTCCAACAGATATCAAGGAATTCATATCTACTGGCTCATCTGTATTAGACTTAGCAATTTCCAACCGTCCAAACGGTGGAGTTGCAGTTGGTCGTATTACTGAAATCAATGGATTGGAATCAAGTGGTAAATCTTTAATTGGAACTCACATTCTTGCTGAAACTCAAAAACGAGGTGGTGTTGCAGTGTATATTGATACTGAAACATCCGTTAGCAGAGAATGGTTAGAAACTATTGGTGTTGATGTTTCAAAACTATTATATCTTCATGTGGAAACTGTTGAAGATATATTTGAATGTATTGAAAGTATCATTAGTAAGATTAGAGAATCAGATAGAGATAGACTTGTAAGTATTCTCGTAGATTCACTTGCAGGAGCATCCACCAAAGTAGAAATGGAAGCCGATTTCGAGAAAGACGGATGGGCAACGAGTAAAGCAATTATCGTTTCAAAGGCGATGAGAAAGATTACTCAAATGATTGGACGAGAACGAATAGCTCTCGTATTCACCAATCAACTCAGACAAAAACTCGGAGTAATGTTCGGTGATCCGTGGACTACTTCTGGTGGTAAGGCATTACCATTTCATTCATCAACTCGTATTCGTTTGAAGAATATGGGACAAATCAAAGTGGGAACAAAAAAGGATGTAATTGGTATGAAGTGCAGAGCACAGATTATCAAAAATCGTTTGGGGCCCCCACTTCGTCATGCTGACTTTAACTTATACTTCGATAGTGGTATTGATGATAAAGGAAGTTGGCTACAAGTATTAAAAGACCACAAACTTCTAAAGGTTGCAGGAGCATGGTATACCTTGGAATACAAGGGTAAAGACATTAAGTTTCAATCTAAGGATTTTGAGAAAAAATTAGAAGAACATGATGGTCTTAAAGAACACTTGTATGATTTGATTTGTGAGGCATCCATATTAAAATATCAATCAGCAGATTTAGGTATTGATGATGTAGAATATACAGACGAAGTTGTTGGTGATGAGTAATGGAAAATACCTTTCTATTCTTGAAGAAATAAAGAAACACGGTGGCGGTTCTGATATAACGAAGAATCCCAACGAAAAGGTACTGATAATAGATGGCTTGAATACTTTTATCAGAGTGTTTAGTGTTATACCAACTACCAATGATGATGGGATTCATATTGGTGGAATAGTTGGTTTTCTGAAATCAGTCGGTTACGCTATAAAAATGTTGGGACCCACCAGAACTATTATAGTTTTTGATGGCAAAGGAGGGTCTAACCGCCGCCGTAAACTTTATCCAGAATATAAGGCAAAACGAAGAACTAAGAAAATTCGACTTAATCGTGTAAACGATTATGAGAATATGGATGATGAACGTCATTCTATGATGATGCAACTATCTCGTTGCGTTGAATACTTAGAAACGCTTCCAGTTTCCATTCTTTCAGTAGATAGTGTGGAAGCAGATGATGTTATTGCCTATATCGCAAAACAACTCTTACCCAAAAGTAAATCTATTATAATGTCAACTGATAAGGACTTTTTGCAGTTAGTAAGTGATAGAATTTCAGTATGGAGTCCAACAAAGAAGAAGTTGTATAAACCCGATGTAGTAAAAGAGGAATATGGGGTTACTTCAAAGAATTTGTTGATGACCAGAATTTTTGATGGTGATGTATCAGATAATATAAAAGGTGTAATGGGAATTGGTTCTAAAACCTTATTAAAGAACTTTCCAGATTTAGCAGATGATGGAGTAACTTATACAGTAGATGAAATAGTTGATAAATGTGAACAAGGTAGTAGATTTCATAATATAGTAAGGAAACAGAGAGATAAGATGCATCTCAATCACAGATTGATGCAGTTACAAGAGGTGGATATAAGTGGTGGTGCAAAACTTAAAATCAACAGAGTTGTAAATGGTAAAATACAAGAATTAATAAAATCAAAATTCCAAACAATGTTTATAGAAGATAGGATGTTTGGTGCATTACCTAATTTAGATAGTTGGATAATGTTAAATTGGACAAACTTAAATAGATTTGCGAAGATAAACAATGGGTCGTAAAAAGATATATCATACTGAAGAAGAAAGACTCGAAGCCCAACGACAATGGCAGATGGACCATTATGAGCGTAATAAAGCTAAAATTTTAAAGAAAGCCAAAGAACGATACAGATTGAAGAAACTCGAAGAACGAAGAAAGGAAAAACGGAGAAACTTGTATGGAGACCAGTAAACTAATCAATGGAGATTGTTTAGAAGAACTGAAAAAACTTGATGAAGATTCAGTAGATTTACTCTGTACGGATCCACCATACGGATATGGATTTATGGGGAAACATTGGGATACATTCCAAGAGAAAAAATCTACAAAATCTCAAAAAGTAGGTTGGATGAGTCCTGGTATGACTAAATCTACATATGGTATGAAAGAGTTCTTTGTTCCTATTTGGGAAGAAGCATTGCGAGTTGTAAAACCAGGTGGATTTGCATTCGTTATGTCTGCACCACGAAGTGATGTTCAGACGGCCATGGTTCAAACATTACAAGAAGCAGGATTTGATGTAAGTTTCACACCAATTTATTGGACATATGCAACAGGTTTTCCAAAGGCATTAAATATCGGTAAGGCGGTTGATAAACGACTTAATAAAAAACGAGAGGTTATTGGAGTAAAGAAACGAGGTGATGTAGAAGAAGCCAAGAAAAAGGGAACTACATTTACTCGAGCAGAAGCAAACCAAAATAACAAAGATATATTTGGATATGGGGAAGAAGAAATAACATCAGGACCGGCATCAGACGAGGCCAAGAAACTTGATGGGAGTTATGCGGGATACCAACCAAAACCAGCAGTAGAAGTCGTGATTGTGGCAATGAAACCATTGGATAAGAAAAAGGGTTATGTAGACCAAGCACTTGATAATGGTAAAGGTGTAACTTGGTTAGATGATTGTAGAATACCATTTGCTGGAATGAATGATGAGGAACAATTTGATAAAGATAATGTTGCAGGACATCAAAAATTTATAGAAAAACGAAAAGATGAAATGTATGGTGGTGGTTGGGAAAAACCAGCACGAAAATCTAAAAGTGATTATGAAAAGT